TTAAATTTTGAGTTTAATTCGGAGTTCAAACGGAACGTCACGGAATTTTCTTCTGTCCTCAGGGACCTTTCGCGAATAAATAATATCTTCTATGATTTCGCCCAAAAGCTTGTTTTTTGCCGTAACTGACAAGCTCTTATTTTTAATTGTTTTAATAGCCTCGCTAAGTTTGACAACTGCATCCTTGTATGATTTCTTCTCCTCTACATTCTTTTCTGCTTCCTCAAGAAGCTTACTAAGTCTGCTCCTGTTTTCTTCAAGGAGTTTTTTTCTTTTAAGGAAGACGTCCTTTGTGTACGTCCCATCCTCAAGGAAGGTATATAGCTTGTCTTCCTGTTCATCAAGCTTGGCAAGGTCCTTTTTGATGCTCTCTATTGCCGTTTTTTTAAAGCCCTCTCTCTTAGATTTATTTCCCTTTGCCAATTCCTTATACTCTGCCAGCTCCACCATAAGCGCCTGCTTAACCGCTTCCTCAACCTCTTCATAGATTGCAGATTTGTGGCCACAATTCACCTGGTCTGTACACGCTACCCTGGGCTTCGCCTTGCCGTCAGTACGATAAGTCATAGCGTAACCGCACTCACAATGGAAGAATCCCGCAAATATGCATCTTAACTCCCTGTTATTTGTTATCTTGATAGGATGTCCAAATAGAGTTTGTGCAAGCTCCCATTTTTCCACCTCAACAATAGCCGGATGCTTGCCGTCAATAATCATCGAATCCTCGTTAGTATTGCGGGGGCGTGTGTTTACAATCTTGCCGTCCTCGTATTTTTTCACCGTCTTGCGCCAGTTCCAACGGATTTTACCACAGTAGATAGGATTGTGCAATATTTCTCTCACTCTGTCAGGCTTCCAAAGAGTGCCGTTTCTATTTCGCTTTCCAAGTGCATTAAGCTTTTTGCATATGTTTGAGGTTCCTATCTTCTCTATGAACCAATCATATATGAGTTTTACAACCTCTGCCTCATCAGGCATAATCTCAAGAGTGAAATTCTTGCCATCCTTCACCTTCTTATAGCCGTAAGGCGAAGCTGAGCCTACATAATTTCCCTGTTTAACCGAGTGCAAACGCCCTCTCTGAAGAATCTCCTTCACATATTCCAAGTAGTCATTACCTTGGCGGAGCTCCATTTCAAAAAACTTACGGTCAAATTTATCGTCAAGGTCATAGGTTTTTTGCGGAGTAATTATTTTTGTGCGTGTGTATTGAAACGCCCTAACGATAGTACCTGCGTCAATCATATCTCCACGTGACAAACGTTGCGGCTCAATTACCAACACCGCATCTACCACATCATCCTGGAGGCGGCGCAATACCTCTTGAATCTCAGGCCTGTTGTCAATGGTTTCACCTGACACAACCTCTCTGTAAATGTTCTCTTCCGGGATAACTGCACCAAATTGCCTAAGCGCGCACTCTTGGAGCTGCTTCTCATGGCGCGACAAAACCTCTTCCACGGTTTCGTGCTCCTCTGCGCGGCTTTTTCTTAGATACATTAAAATTCGTTTAACCATAACATCCCTCTAATAATTCAACATTTAATCGACAAAATACTTCATAATGGTGTAAAAAACACTTGTGAGGTATAAAATGAATTACAAAAACTATCAAAATTCAAGAAATTCCACCTGGCATTTGCTCCTTGACCTTAAAATCAAAGAGCTTCCAATCAAAGTAACCGACCTTTGCCGCCGCATAGGTATTCCTGTCAAATTCGCCGACCTTGGCGCCGAACAGGACGGCTACACTGTAATGATAGACGGTCAACCAATCATTGTTATTAACTCTCTCAAGCGAGGCAATGCCGCCAGGATGCGCTTCACCGTTGCCCATGAGCTTGGTCATATCATGCTCGGCCATGTGGGAGTGTATGAGCTTGTCAATCGCGAGCCCTCTCCCTGGGACAACGAAATTGAACGCGAAGCGAATGTGTTTGCCAGCCGTCTTTTAGCACCTGCCTGCGTTCTATGGGGCTGTAACGTCCAATCCCCGGAAGAAATAATGCAGCTCTGTGACATTAGCCACCAAGCTGCACAGTTTCGCTTTAGTCGTATGAAGATGCTCTACGAACGCAATAAATTCCTTACAAGCCCTCTCGAAAGAGCAGTTTTTGAACAATTCAAGCCTTTTATGTTGAGGTATTTGCTTGACAAATAATGTCGCTTTATGCTACAATGGCTTTTGGAGTCATCCAATACGGTGGCGGTTATGCTCTCTCTTTTTAACGAAAGGGGAGTGAATTTCTTTTTCTCCCCTTATCAACGGGGGAGGTGATAATATGTACATAACATTAGCAGAATTGATAATGTTCATTACTTTGATTATCGCCCTTGCTGATTTTTTCAAGCAAGGCAAATAAAAAAAGAAATAATCGCCTGTCTTTCCCGAGAATAGCGATTATTTCTTAATCAATTTTAGGGAGCACAACCGTCATCGGATGGCTCTTTCTATATCAATTATAAACCTAATCGCCTAATTTGTCAATAGTTTTTTATTTTAGCCCTCTCGGAGAACCCGAGGGGGTTATTTATCTAACTCGCTAATTTGCTGTTCTATCTCTTGGTTTTTCAATTCGTATTCTTCTTCAACATCTGCAATCAAATTGTCTCTTTCTTTCTCTAAGCCACCAAGAAGAGCAAGATATTCGTCATATTTTCCTCTATTTTTCCAAAGTGCTTGTAAATACTCCTTTTGTGCTACTAAATAATCGTAGGTTGCCTTATACTCAGAATCGACCTCCGAATACTTTGTCTGTAACCAACTTTGGCTATATCCATTCAATACACACATTTGAGCATAATAATTCTTTTTCTTCGTTTTTTCTGTTGCTATATCTTGTAATTGTTCATCAAGTGCTTCGATTTCTGCATTGTAATTATCTTCAGTTCCACGATATATTCCTGCATCGAGTAAATCATCCAACCAACTGCAAACATCATCTATTATCGGGTCGTATTCAGATTCTATCAGATATATCTGTGTATCCCTTTCATTGCTAATAAGGGCTTGTTCCATTTGTAACATACACAGTTGTTTGATTATGTCAATTCCCTCTACCACTTCATCGATAGTAGCAAAATATCTCTCCTTTGCATATTTCACATACTCAATTCCATCATCTGAAAGCGAAGGTGATATCTCTTTTATATAATCTTCGATTTCCGCCTTAGCGCTTGCTCGTTGCTCTTCAACTAAATCCTCGTTGGAACCGTTCGAGTCAACAACAGTTCTGTTCGAGCCATCGTTGGAACCGTTTGAGTCACCACATCCAACAGCTAGCACAAGCATTGCAATCACAAGCATCAGCAACAACATTATCTTAAACTTCATTTTAATTTTTCTCTTTCTTTGTCAAACTTTTGTTTTTTCTCAATAGAATTTTGTTTTTTAGACTGTTACTGCACACAGCCTTCACCAATCGGCCCTTGGACCTTTCAAATTTATCCGCATTAAGCTGGAGTGCTCCAATAGAGTACGCCAAGTACAGCATATGCTTGCAGGGCTTTTTATCTCTGCTGGATTTATAATCCTTGCAAGTGCATCCATTCAAAGATGTTTCGTATTTGTCAGTGGTTTTGTCACTGTGTGGTTCAAACTCGGCATAAAACTCAATGCTATTCATATGCACTGTTTCGGCCAAAGCACTATCAAGCCTGCCACTCTCTGCACTTTCAAAAAATCTATCAAAATCATACTTGTTTTTTAGAACTTTTTCAGCTTTTCTAAAAAATGTGTTCCACGCTTCCACCTTAAAGCCCTTTATATTTGCTTCTCTAAACCCACTGAAATGTTTTTTAAAAATTCCTTTTTGCGTACGGATACCCTGCGTCCTTAGCATCAATAGCATCCACAAAATTACAAACCAACCATAAAAGCCAAAAAACGTGATTCAAAAGAATGTAACCGAACCCGAAAACGAGCGCTATCGGAAGCCAAATTAGACTTAGATGCAATACTTTAAACACAAATTCTAATGAAAAGCCTACAAATTTGAATCCAGTAAGTACAATAAATTCAAGAATCGAAAACACTGCAAAGGGTACTATAAAAATAACTACACTCAAAAATTTAAATATTCTGTACAATACACTGGCGTTTTTGAAACTGAAAAAATATTCAAACCTACCCTTAAAAGCATCTACAATCGAAATACCAAGGTCGTTTGTCATATCGCTCTCCTTAAATATCCTCGACGTCTGGAAGTCCCATCAAACGCTTGTACTCTTCCTCTGTCAATGTTTTTTCTGTAATGCCGCCACCGTTACGAGCGGCGATTTTAACCTTAAATACCTTTTCTTCTTTTGGTTGGTCGATATTTAAAATCTTGTCAACCGTTGCCTGGATAACAGGCTCGCTGTTATCGTAGGCGGTTATAAGCCTTTGGTGCTTTTCGCTTAGTCCTGTTTCAACAGGGCTTTTTTCTTTTTCCTCGGTATAACCCAGTAGATAAGCTGGGGTTACGCCGAAATATTCTGCAATCTTATTTAAAGACTCTGCCCCGGGCACAGAACCATTCTTCCATTTTGTTGCAGTAGCATTAGAAAAACCTAACTCAACACACACAGGATTTGGCTTTGTTTCTCTGCTCAGGCACAGATTATAAAATCTTTCCCAAAACATAATTTTACTCCTTTGTGAAATTCTAACAAAAAGTTAGATGAAATTTTGTGCACATCTACAAATCTAACTATTTTTTAGTTTTGCTATTGATTTCTAACCAAAAGTTAGATATAATGTAACTGTGATTAAACACCTAAACACAGTTTACCACAATTAATACTAAAAATCAATACTTGAAAGGAGTAATTTATGACCATTGCTGAGCTCGTAAAAACCAAGCGTGAGGAGGCGGGGATGTCACAATTCCAGCTTGCAATCAAGACAGGCATCACAGCCACATCAATTTGCAAGATTGAAAAGGGACACTGCGTTCCCTCTCTCGAGTCAAGAAAAAAGATAGCCGCAGCTCTGAACTGCGACTTAAGCGAATTTGTAAATGTTTAGGAGGAACTAAAAATGTTGAAGGATATTTATCAAAAATGGGTCGAAGAAGGAAGAATGACCGAAATGGAAGCCGAATATCACAGAGTAGTCGACCGCCTATACGATTTCGCGTTTTATGAAATTTGCACCAACGATGAAGAAGCAGAATTGTATAACAACTATATTGTACTTGAAATGCTTTTATTGGTTGAAGGCAGAGTTTATCCGTTCTTGCCCGAGTGCATTATTTGAATTTAATTAAAATTAAAACCCCAAGCAATTAAGCTCGGGGCTATCCATAGGGATATTTAATTTAGAAAATCTTCAACTATATCTTGAAGATGGATTTCAGATACGCAATTTTCATTTAGCGCATCGACAATTGAACACACGAAACCGCAATCGGTGCTTACATCGTGAACCACGTTGTTCTCGCTCTTAATGCCGTATGTAATGTATTCCTTGTCATTGATTTCCATCACCTCTTTCACTATCCAATATTTCGCTGATTTTGCTTTCATTTTCTTCTCCTTCGTTATTAAAAATTTTGATTTGAAAAGTTGGCGAATAAAACATCCCCAATATTAAAAAGGCAAAAAACGTGAAAAAACCTTCAAATTTTTTAAAAAATTTACATTTAGGAGATAATTATGCCATTGACAGAGAAAGAAAAAAAGGAGCTTGAAAGACTCAAAGGCTCCAAAGAGGTCAAAGCAACAGAAAAGGCTATACGCCAAAAGGTAAGTAAAGAAAAGCAGCGGCTATACAACCTTCGTTGGAAATTCAAGAAGGGTCAAGAGCTGTTAGCAGAACAAGCAGAGCAAGCATAACCTAAATTAAGCGAGGTGAATAATATGCCAAAAATATCACACTACGATTTCGGTTTTGCAAAAGTCGAGGTAATAAGGCCCGACATTACAGACGAGGAGCGAAGCAAAATCCTTCAGCGCGCACTAACCCCCTTCTATCACGCTTGCGTGGATGCAGGCATTGACATCACAGAGAAAGGAGGCAAAGGCCGTGGCAAAGCTAAACCTCAAGGTTAAAATGTACGCTTTTTTCGGATACTACATAAACATATGAAAAATGCCCTCTCAAAGCTGGCACTCTGAGAAGGCAGTGGACTAATCAACAGGAATTGTCATATGTCCATAACTATTTTATCAAAAAGCAAAGGAATTGTCAATATGGCAAACAAAAGATTTTATTGGCTCAAGCTCAAAGAGGATTTTCTCTTACACGATGACGGAGAAGCTGCTTTTATGCTCCATCAGCCAAACGGTGCGCAATATGTCGTCTTGTATCTTATGCTCTGCTTGAAAGCGGTAAATACCGGTGGCAGATTTATAACCAAGCACGGCAACATAGTAGCCAAATACACAGTAGAGCAAATTCAACAAGATTGCAAGTATTTTTCCGTTGATACAGTAAGAGTAGCCTTGGAGCTTTACCGCCAAATGGGGCTTATCTACGAGGACAATGACGGTATCACCAGCATTAAAGATTTTAACGAGCTGGTTGGCTCTGAAACCGACTCTGCAAGACGTATGAGAAAGCTTCGTGAAGGACAAGAAAATCAACTTTCGTTACCCGGTAGCGTCACAATGTGCGCACAATGTGACATAGAGAAAGATAAAGATATAAAGAGAATAGATACAAATATAGAGTTAGATAAAACAACTACTGCGTGCGTGCGCGTAATTAACGACCCCCTTGTATTGCAGGAGGTAACGGCCTACGATAGCTGGGGAGTACCTGTCAGCGCTACTCTTTTAATCTCTAATGCACAAATTGAAAGCTTACATAACCATCTAACCCCGGACGAGCTGTGTCACTATCTTGAAAAGATGCGTGAAATGCTCTTGGATAACTATCACTTTTCTTGCTCACATTATGAATTTATCCTAAAAATGGCTAACGAAGATAGGAGGATTAAATAATGCCCGAATGGAAATTCTTAGCCCACGGTACGCGCCCTTGCGAGCTCATCCTGGCACGGCAAACATCGGGTGGTCTCATTAAGCAAGTGGCTTCTGCATATCCCTCTCGACAGGGCTATATGTACAAGCTCTACCCTACAAGCTACAAGGGTATGAGCTCGATCAACCAACCAATCACAGTTTCAATACACGATATTGACCTTAAAGGAGCGTAATATGCGTAAAAAAATAACCAAGCTGCTCTTTTGCAGCACAATACTTCTCTACACCGCCTGGTGTATGTATTCATTCTACATACTCAATTTTTAGGAGGACCAAATGTTAGACAAAGTAATCAAAAAAATAGAAGACCAACAAAAAGGCATAGAAAACACCCCTGCCTTCTTTGTAGGTGAACACTTAAAGGATATCTTAAAAAGATGCTCTGAGGCTTGCTGTGAAATTGTACTGCAGGACCTGGATGTAAAAGAAATGTCTATATCCAACTGCGAAAAGAAAATCAAAGCCTATGCCGATAAGCACAAGAAAGGCAACGTCGCCTTCGTCCCACCGAATATTGCGGAGGATATTATATGCAAGTTCTATGGTATAGAAACCGGCTCTTCCGAACAGGCAACCGCACAACCAGTCAAGGAGGCGGACAGCTACATAGATTTGTCCGATTTCATATGAGAATAGACGATGAATTTTGCAAAAAATTACCCATAACTCCATCCCGGGAGCTTATCGACTTTGTAAATACAAAGCCAAATTTCAACATCCAATGTCTGATATACCGCGTTGGATACGAAAACGGGCATAAGGTTGCTATGTGCAAATGTACAGCCTGCGGCAAGGAATTTTCGCAAGAGTGGGTATCGCAGGAAGGCTGCCCTTATACATACTCAAAGTGTACATTTGGCTTTAGAAACAGCAAAACAAACGATGCTATATGCGGAAGAACTACTACTATTTGCCCCCACTGTAATTCTTTTGTTAACGTTTACCATATAAGCGACTTCGGCAAGCACGCAGCTCGGATCCAAATAGCAAACGAACCATTTCTCACCGTTGAGGTGTTGGACGGAGCGTTATGCTTACTTGTTTGGTGCGGCTTACGCTATCTCTATAAAGACGGAACCACAAGAAACTCCGTAACATCTACCGATAGCAATATTTACACCAAGAAAAACAAAAAGGTTATAACACCATATTCGAGCTACGGCTGGCACGTGTTGTATAAACATAGAACAGCAATAGGTCGCGTTAAATCATCAAACATTTTGCCTTTCAAGGATGAACTGCTACATAATACCGATTTTAAAAATGCTAAGCTTGAAAAGTATCTTTTTAGCGGAGATGCTTACCCTTCTCTTTATGCACAACTTTATAGAAAGCACCCTCAAGTCGAGAACTTGGTAATGAATGATTTGTCGTTTTATTAAAACGATAGGCTAAGGGCGGTTTGCTCTTCTTACTATGGTTTTTCCGTTGAGCAAATCACGGGTATCGACTTTTCAGAAACTAAGCCATCTAAAATGCTCGGTTTGACCAAGGATGAATTAAAAGAGCTTGCTTCTTCGCAGATAACATATTCGTACTTGAAATTCTATTTAGAAAACAAGGAACAATATAGCTTAGCCGACGTTGCTTTTTTGAGTAAGGTTTTTAGCACTTACGATTTGAACAGGATCAAAGGCGACAAGCAAAACGCTTCAAAAGTCGCCCGTTATCTTGCAAAAGAAAAAGCTCTCTGTTCCATTGTTGACTATACCTATTTACGTGACTATTGGAAAATGCTCGAACAACTGAACATTAAAGTTACCGACAAAAACAGATTTCCACACAAGCTATGTAATTTACACAACTCTTTAGTCAAGCGTATCGCAGAAAATAAAACTAAAGCTCTTAAGGAAAAGTATCAGCAGCGCTACGATTCATTGAACAAATATAGCTTCGAAGCGGACGGTCTATTGATACGCCCCTGCAAGGATGACGGAGAGCTTTACAACGAAGGCAGAATGTTAGACCATTGTGTTTACTCATACGCCGCTCATCATTGTAACGGTGAAACCGCTATCTTTTTTGTCCGCAAAGCCGAGGCACCAAACACGCCCTATTACACTCTTGAATTTGACGAAAAGGATATCAAGATTAGGCAAAACCGAGGATACAAAAACAACATTAACATACCAAAAGACCCCGCCGTTACTCTCTTTGAGAAAAAATGGCTGGACTTTGTAAAAAAGCTAAAGGAGAAAGAAAATGGAAAATCAAAACGCATTAATTCAACAAGAATCAGAACAGCTACAAGTGCGTGATATTGGCACTATTGAATTTGAAATTATAAGCCTTAAAAACCAAGCTGCTAATACTGCTATGCTCTACTATATCGAAATTGGAAAAAGGCTTACAGAAGCGAAAGCACTTGTCCCTCACGGTGAGTGGGGAAAATGGTTAGAGGAAAAGGTTGAATTTGAAAAATCCACCGCTAACAACCTTATGAAAATCTACGAAGAATACGGCAGCTCTCCAAATCTCCAAGCGATTGGAAATTGGGGTTATACAAAGACCGTAAAGCTTATGACTTTACCGTCAGAATACCGAGAAGAATTTGTGCAAAATAACGACGTTGAAAATATGTCCACCCGTGAACTTGACAAGGCTATTAAGGAGCGTGACGAAGCTCTAAAAAAAGCCAAGCGAGCCGAAGACTTGCAACGTCAATTACGTGAAAGCAAAAACAAGGTGCGTGAGCTTCAAAGCAAGGCAGAATCACTTGCAGGCGAGTCACTATCATCGCAAAAAAAGCTTGAAAAAGCAAACGCCGTCAATCATAATCAAGCCGAAGAAATAAAAGATTTAAAAAATAACCCTGTCGTTCCCGATGATGTGATTAATAACATTAAGGACAAGCTCCAAACAGAAGCAAAGCAAGAAATAGAAGCTCAAATCTCCACCAACAAGGAAGCCTTGGATGCTGCATTAAAGGAAAAGGCTGATGCAGAAGCCAAAATTAACGAGTTAAAGGCTAAGCTCTTAGATACGGAAAAGCAAGTGAAAATGTCAAATCCAGATGTAGTGGAGTTTAAAACCCTCTTCGACATTGTCCAAAAGGATATGAAATCAATGCTTGCCGTCCTCGACAAGATAAGCGCCACCGATAAAACCACCGCCGACAAGCTAAAGTCAGCCGTTGCCGCTCTGTTCAAGAGCGTTCTTGGATAATGCCCCTCAACTTAACAGAAAAAGAGCTTGCCGGGCTCCTTAAAAAATCTCGGCGCCGCTTGCCCTCTGCCCTCTCAAACATTAGCAAAACAACCAAAAATGTAGGGCGAGGGCTTGCTCCCACCGAAACAAAATACAAAAACCAAAAGGTCCTGTATATGGGCATCATCTTTGACTCCCAATTAGAAGCTAACCGCTACGGCGAGCTTATTCTGATGCAACGTGTTGGCGAAATATCGGAACTGCGCCGCCAGGTTGAATATGAGCTTATTCCCTCTCAAAGAGAACCGGACACCATTGGCCCACGTGGAGGACGAAAGCCCGGCAAGGTGATTGAGCGTGCGGTTTACTACATAGCCGACTTTGTTTACAAGGACAAGCAAGGCAATACCGTTGTAGAGGACACCAAGGGCGTAAAAACCGCCGATTATACCATCAAGCGTAAGCTTATGCTGTGGATACACAAAATACGCATAAAGGAGATTACAGAATGAACTACTTAGAAAAGACTAAGGAAAGCTACAACTCATACTACAAACAATACAAAGCGGCCTGGTGCAAAAAGTCAGGCTTGCCTATGTACACAAAGAACGACTGGAGCAAAATCGAGAAAGACGAGCTCTACTCCGTCACAAGAGCAATGAGAGCCAAAGTAGATATTGACAAAACAACCGTCTGCGCCTGGTACCGTATGCCAAACGGCTACACTCCGCTTTTCAGGCCAAAGAGCTACGCCGCATTTTAAACAGAAAGGAGAATGATTATGAACGTCGAAAGAAAACCATCCATCACCGAGCTTATCGAAGCTCTTGAGCTGCACCTATCCCCTCACACAGACCCAAGCCATTGTGACCCATGCATTTACAACCCTACCAATGCGGAGAACCTTGAGGTCCCGCAAACCACCTACCAATACCGCCTGATGCGCGACTGCTTAGATAAGCTCCAAACAATAAAGGAACAAGAGGAAGAACTTTTCTGGATTAAGGATTTTATTGAATATACACTAATCTCCTTCATCCCCACAAATTACCTTAAAGAAAACAGTATATTCTCTCCTGTTGAATTTGCGTTCGTCCTCGGTGCCGCCTTTGAACATTATAAATCAATCTGGGAGGACTAATATGCCATCAAAAAGCACAGTCCGCGCCGACCTTAACTATCTGCGCAAGCTCTATAAGAGCATCGGAACAATAGAATACTCAGGAGAGCCGATGCAGGACACCCCACTTGCAGTAGAGCTAACACGATTAATTCACAAACGCGATAAAATCATTAACAAATACCGCGCTGCAATAGATGCCCTCTCCCCGGAGGAAAGCCTTGTTTTCGCCTTATATTACCTCCAAGGGCTCACCCAAAAGCAAACCGCCCAAAAAACAAACTATTGCAAATCCTCAATAACCAAGCATCTTTCGACAATAATAAAGAAACTAGGATAATAAAAAGTCACGGTTTTTACCGTGACTTTTAACTTTTTACTACCAATTTGGAAATTCCCTGTACAGTCATTGTTCTTCTTGCTTTTAACTTTCCACTGTGTTGAATACGATTAAAAGCAAAGATGCAAGCGCCCCAACTACTAAAATTACATTTACAAGCAAATACATTTTCCAAGTGGTTTCATTGTTGAGAGAGAAACCAGACATTTTTGCTATAAATACCATCAACAATGATATTGTATTAACAAAAACAATTCCTAATACAAACACTAAAAATGCAATGTTGAATATGTTTTTATCTGTCAAATTAGACAATGCTTCTCCAATAGTTGATATTGAGAAAGAAAATGCCACTACTATACCTGAAAAGATACCCAGTATAGAAATAACCTGTGCTTTAAGGTTTTTTGTTTCTTTCCTTGCCTCAACAAATACATTTTTTACTTCTTCTACTTTGTCAAACATTTCTCCCTTACTGGCATTTATTTCTGTCGCAATGGCATCAACCCTTCCCGTTTCAGAAAGATATACTATCTGCAAATCTACATGGTCTAACAATTTTAGAAGTTTTCTGTAGCTTTCTTTTGCTTTTTTGTCTTTACTATTTTCTTGTTCTTTGGTGCAATCCAAAATAAGCATAATTTTTCGACTCAACTCTGACAATTGGTCTGCCTGTAATGTTCTTACATATCTTGCTACTTTTGAATACTCATGTCTATCAATGCGCGTGTAGACATCTTGAAATCTTTCAAAATACCGCTTACTAATAGCCTTGCATTCATTATAATTCACATTACGCTCGTCCATTACAAAAAAGTCAAGTTCTTTATCTTCCACAATACTTTTTAATACACTGATAAACTCCGTCATACAGTTATTCCCAATGGATTATTTCTACTGAAATATGATTTAATTTTCTGTTTAGAAATAATCTCTCCTCCAAAGGTGTATTTCCAAGGATCTTCCATGTGAGTTTTCTCAACTAAATTTGACGAAGGTATATCTTTGCATACACAAATAATTTTTGCTATCATCTTTGCTTGTTCTTGCGTTGGCATGGCAACTCCGCTACCATTTGGCAACAACCTGTGCGACCCGCTTCTGTTATATTCGTAATAAGAAATCGGTACAACAGGACCATATTGCCAACTATAAATCTCCTCTCGAAACGCGGGTTTACCAAAAATTTTTAACGAATATCCTTGCACATAGTACAAAACCTTTTGCAACTTCAAATTGGTAATAGGAGCTCCTTGCTCGTTGAATTTTTCAATGATGTAATTAGACAATGTAATAGCGTTCATAACATCATCCTCTCTGTCTTTTCTTTCTTTTTTCTTTTCTGTCTTTTTCTCTCTCGCAACTAGATAATACCATACTTTTTTCAATTTTTCAATAATTTTCACCAATATTTTTCCTTTCAGCCCTTAACTGTCCTGATTTTGATACCTTTATTATGACAGAAAAAAGCGCCCCTAACTACTCTAATTTAATGAAATATATGATTTTTATCCCAAAAACTTCACCTTATTCATTCCAACGCAAAAACCGCCACGGTCACCCGTGACGGTTCTTTTTTATGCTATTTTCGCAATCTCTAAAAACTCTGCCTTCTGCTCCTTGGTCAGATTATACCTTCTGCTAATATGCGCCTTAACCAGACCGTCATTTTCCTTGTCACTATAACCAAGAGCACGAAGCACAAGAGATTTCTGCACCGGCGTTAAATTGAATTTCTTAAGGTACTCGACAACAAGCTCCTTTGTGCTCTGCTTGCGCTTCGCCTTCTCTGCATCCGATGCACTGTTGAGCTCCTGCTTGTACGCCATCACCGTAGCAAGAACGTCAATTCCAACCTCCGCACCGTAATACACCAACGTAGGGCGGGGGCTTGCTCCAGCGGTCACCTCGTTCCTCGACAACGCATCATAATACTCAAACACCTTGCGTATAGCATACGCCTTGTACTTGTCACCTAATTTTTTGTAATTGTATGTCTTGACCATAGCGGCGCTTGATTTCTCAGCTGATTTGAGCCCATTTTTAAAGACTTTTCTATCCTCTGCGGAAAGTTCCACATCCTCACCATTAATTTCCAAATTTTCAGGGATTTTGAAGCCGAGAGGACTATAATTGTTTTCATCCTCATCTTCCTTAGTCTCATTGAGTTTTAAAAGTCTGCCCATCTCCGTCTTAAGCGCACCGTCGGAAAGCTCAAGCTCATACTTGTTGTACATCTGATTGAGTCCATACTCCATCAAGCTCGTGTCCTTATTCTCTATTCCCTCTCTGAGGCTCGCTTTGGCATCACTCTCGCTTGGCTCTTTAAACCAGGCATCAATGCTCTTGCCTGTACCGTCACTTACTATTCCTACGCCTGCTCTTGTTAGCTTATAGAAATTCCTTGTCGGAACACCCGTTAATTGTCCCACGGCATAAAACGCCTTTCTAATCGTCTTTGCGCGGTCCTCTAATGTAACATTTTTCCCTTGTATAGAATCGCTAACTAAATTGTAGCCACCCTTTGTAGCTTCAAGCAAATTATTGATGGAAGAATAAAATGAATTATCAAGCTCATATCCATCCATAAAGAAAGATGTCACCTCTGACACGACAGGCATCATTCCGTTAAAGCTTGCAACAAAATCGTGGCCGATGTCCTTAAGCGTCATTTCGTCCTCATCATCCTGACCGTACAGCTTGTTAAACAACCGTGTCAGCAGCACCATATACGCACACATCACAAGAATCGCAGTCAAATGCTTGTTTCTCCTCACCTGTGCACTTCTAAGCTGTTTTTTAAGCTCCTCGCTTTCTGCCGGGCTCGCTGCGTTGTCTAATTTCTTTTTGAGAACCCTGCACTCTCCAATAGCACCAAACAAGTTACTGATAGCCGCCATAGAGTCCTGCTTAAAGGTTACAAAGCCACGTACAAATTCATTTTTGCTTCTCGATGCAGCACTTCGTGTAGAAGCATAGTGATTCTGCTGTGTCCTCAAGCCAAGCTCGTCCAAAATTTCACCGGCTTTTATTAGATTCTCCTCTGTGCCTATCTTGAAGCCAAACTCCCTCTCAGCTTGTAGCTTTGCTCCCTCAAATTCGTGTGTGGTGATAAGTGCATCAATCATAGACACGGGCTTCATAACAAACTCGGAAATCTTGCCAAATGCCTTTTCGCGGACCGTCATAGCCTTTAAAGCGTTTTGCTCGTAGCGTCTTACATCTGCCCATTTGCTATATTTAAACGTGTCATTATCCACACCATTTTTAGTATTAGAAATCTTTCTTGCCCAAAACACAGGACTTATCAATGAAACAAAAGCTTTTCCCCAAGACTTCACGTCAAGCTCGCCAAAAGCACTAAGCAAGGAAGAATACTGTGTGGCAAGCACCTTGATGTTGCCACCTAAAACGGAAACAGCCCACGCGCCACGCACTGCGCCAACAATGGAATTTGCTTCGTCCGCACCTCTACTGATTCCCTTTACGTCCATTTGAAGTTGTTTTATGTAATCCATAGGATTCTTTTTGCCTTTAGGAGTGTAAAAAGCCTGCGTTTCTATGAGATTGTTTACAGATTTCCAACGCTCGCCCTCCTCGGCAACGTTAGCATTCATAATTTTGGTAAAGCTCTCGATAGTAGTATCAATATACTTGTACTCAAAAAGCTCTTGTGCGTGGTCTAAAAATTTTTGTAACGGATTCCTGATAATAAACATAGAGGTTGCGCCCTTCATCCTCTCCTTGTTAAAGGAGTGCCCAGTCAATGTTTTATTACCGAAAAGATTTTCTACGCTATCAATGCCGGCTAAATGCTTTCGCTCCCAAGGATGATAAGGACCGTCAATTAAATTTGATGTTCCTTGCTTTAAAATATCGCACTCATATTTAAGCTCTCGCCCCTCGGTATTGTGCCAAGTGTGGATGAAACCGATAAGCTCCTTTAACTGCTTAGGAAAACTCTCATACATTTTGTCTATTTGCTCGACAGTTATCGGTTCCATAAAGGTATATTTTTTCTCACCGTCAAGCTGAACTGCATATCCATTCTTCTCAAGAGTGATAAACGCATCCTTATTCCTCGATGTAAGATACAGCTCTGCCGCAATATACAATGGAATTTCAGCTATTTCAATCTCTCCGCTTCTCAAATCCGCCTTTAAGCCAACCGTTATCTTTTCTTTTCCCGATATAAACCGCTTAAAGAACTTTTTATCCTTGGCAAAAATCTCCTCAAGCCTTCGCGACAGCTTCATCATCTCATAGTCACGCATAAGCTCTCCGTGCTGTAAATCCTTGATGTGCCTTGTGAACTCTCCGTTCTTGTCGTGTCCGTCCCAGCGTTCCGCATTTACAATAGGTGTGTTCCAATACTGGTTATTCTTAACCAATATGTCCTCGGCGGTGGACTTATGCTCAATAGCTGATGAACAAACACCAAACTGCTTCGTTCCAAGCTCCGTGATATCTTCCCACTTGCCACGTCGGTAAACCTTGTTGAAATTTTTGAAAATACTGTTAAGGTGAGCAATCACACCGGTGAGCTTTCTCACCTCGTTGTAGGATAGCTCCTTTTCCGGAGTAGGTGGATTTTTAAAGTATGCAAGCTCCGTTTTCCAAGAGCTGATAAACGCTTTGTATTCCTTTTCATCCAAGTGTTGAAAATGAGCTTTTAATATCTCATTGTCCTCAGTGTACCAATCGTCTATCAAAGAAGCAATTTCCTTACCTGTGCTATGGTTAGGAACACCGCGCACGATAAGCCTACCAATAGTACCCTGTATCTTTTTGAACAAATCAAAAAATGGTTGCTGTGCCTTTGTGTACTTGTGGTCCTTAATCTTCATTGTTTCGCCCTTTTGGTACGCAAGAGCAAGACAAGCGGTTAGCATAGCCTCGTCAGCCTTATACTCTTTTCGGTACTCTCTGTGCTTTTTGTTTTCCTCTTGGCTCTTTTCGATAACAAAAGTAAGCTTGCCTGCAAGCTCGTTTTCCGTCTTGTTTTCCTCGAAAATTCTTGTAAGCTCGGAAACAAGCTCTTTTTTCTTCGCCTTATAATCTTCCTCGCCCAACCTCTTTGACAAACGGTCGCCCTTTTCAAGCTCCGCATACTCACGCACAGAATCGTAGAAATTATTGATTTCGATTAACGCTTGCACAGGGTCAGCATAGCTGATATTTAGTCCCATTTTGTTAAGAGCAGTAATAACCGACCTCATATCAAGAGCCGCATCCTCACTGCCCACAGCCTTAAAGCCCCACCTTGCATTGATTTTTCGCTTTAGGCTTGGCTCTATCTTCTCCTGTATCTCTCTTAAATCAAATTTGTGCATTACAGATTTTAAGTAGTCAAGAGCTTCATACTTGCTCTTTTCCGCTAACACGGTATTTGCAAGAAGCACATCCGCCAAATTACTAATAACCTTTCGCTTAGTTCCGCCTGATGCAGAGTTAATAGCCTTCCAAAAAGCAGTAACAACGTCGCCCTCTGCATCCTTTGTCACAAACGCAAGGGCTTTTCCTTCCTCGTCTGTTAAATCAAGTGTAGCAATAGCGCCCTCTATTAGCTCTCGAACCTTGGTTTTTGAGCTGTAAGACATATTTTTTTCTTTTGCAAACTTGACTTTTAGCGCATTTTGGAGTATAATAGTCATAGAAAGGTCATTATCCACAGGAGTCCCTGTCGTAACCAGGTCGGCTTCTGTCGGTGTGCTTCCTTCAAGGGTCCCGTTCGTAACACGGTCAGCTTTTGAAGTAGCAATGGCCTTTCTTTTTTGTTCTATACTAACAACATTGTGTAGATATAACCTGTTTGTATTCGGGTCTTTATGTAGCATTACGCCCATGTAATAGCTTCGTGTACCGATTTTTATAGGTGCACAAACAACCGTTCTCTGTACACCCGGCTCCTTTTCTCTATCGAAAATCACTTGACCCTTTTGAATAACATCGGGTATTGCCTCAATTGTGGCAAGCTTTTCCGCTGTTATACCGTGTCTTATTTCAGAACGCGCACTCGAATTAGTAAGTTCAATATCTCCAAAGCGTTTGGAATGAATAACACCGCCAAGGCTTTGAAAATACTCGTTGAACATATCCTTTGGCTTTTTGCCTGTCTTTTCAAGCTTAATAGGGTCAACCGTTAAAATGCTTTCCATTTTAGCAAGCTCACCCATATTACGTAGCATTTTAGGGTTGGTTTCCTTAATGCCAAGGCGCTTTGCTTCTTCAAGAGTCATTGAGTCAAGCAAGGCTTGTACGCTATCATGGTGTTCCTCGGCTTGAGATTTCAATGCTTCTGCGCCCTCGCTTGCCAACTGCTTTAGCCTGTCAAGAGATTCCTTTTGCACCTCACTTAGCATTTCAGCGTTACTATGCGAGTTTTCAAATTCGTAAGTAACCTCAATAGCTTCTCGAACACCGCTTACAATGGACTCAAATTCCGCTTGGCGGTTCTTTACGTGCGCCTTGTACTTTTCAAGCTCCTTGCCGTAAATATCGCTCTCTGTCGCCTTGCTCTGTGCCTCTGCCATTCTCGCCCTCTCGGCGTTGGTATCGTCACCCTCGAACTCATATGTAACAGGAGCACTGCTTACGCTCTCTGCTTGTATAAAGCCCTCTGCCGCCTCTTTTTGGCGTTTATTAAGCTCCATAAGCTCATTGACACGCCTTTGCATTTGTTCTTCAAAAAGCCTGTCTCTTTCAGCCTCTGCCGTTTTTTGTTCTACCGCCATATCCTTTCCGTACTCACGGTCTGCCACAGGGAGCTCTCGCTTGCCGGCTTCTGTAACTATCTCGTCAAGAATTTCAGCGGTTCGCTTTACATCGGCGTTATATTGCTCCTCAAACTCTCTTAGTATTTCCGCTTCGTTCTCTCTGCGCACTGCCTCAGCAATTTCAAGAACATCATTTTTGCCATTCTTCGGGTCATACGAACGCTTGCGAGAAAATTTTACGGCGTCAGTCCCTTGTCTATCTTCACCGCCGCTCTGACTATCTCCGTTTCCGTCGCCTGCAACTCGTTCTCGCCCTTCAATTTGGTCTTCACCCATTCGTTGAATTGGATTATTTTCTCTTCCGTATTGAGTTTCATAACCATTAGAACCTGATTTTCTTCCTTCAAGGGAATAACCCGATTTATTGAGTTTATCAATGAAATCAGTGCTTCCCGATATGGACTTGATTTTTCCACTCCTACCATATTCCTTAATCTCCTTAAAGACAAATTCGAAATCTTCGTTGCTTATTAATTCCTCTACTTGGTAATTATTTAACGCATCATCAAATTTTTCAACGAGATACCATCTGTAATTTACAGAAATCAGCGTTTGGTCTCCCGTTTCTGTGTCACTTTTTGTAGCCCACCAAACAGCAAGCCTATGCGCTTCACTTAACACCTCATTTTCGGGTGGGAAATTCTGATGCTGAAATTTAAAGCTAAGTTTATTATACCCTTTTTTACGAGCAAAGTCAATGCTTTCGCCCTCTTTGGAGTCCGCATTTTGACCCTTTTTCTCTTCATCCTCCACAATGGCGCCGTTTACATACTTGTAGCCGGCACGGTGGATGGCGCTAAGGTATAGATTTTCGGCTTTTTTCAAAAATCTGTGCTGTTCTCTTGCATTATCATCCTTGATAGTGCCAAGAGAAGATAACAGGTTCTTTATTTTATGTAGCACCTTCGCAGCCAAGGACTTGTCCTTAACAACAATATCGCCAATAAACTGCTCATTGCCTAAAAGTTCTTCAGAAAGGTGGGCGTTAAGCTCCGTTCTGTAAACCTCGTAATATGCAATCTCTTCCTTCGTCAGCTCCTTGCCATCTGCCCGCTTCTCTCGAATTGCCTCAAGCTTAGCTTCGTCAAAGCCATATCCCTTTTCCATAAGGCTTTCGCTAACCGTTTTTGTAAACGCCCTGTTACTGCTGAGAAGCTTAACAAGCCTTTCATATTCCCTTGAGCCTTCTGCAAAGTGCGTGTACTCGTGCACAAGAGTTTTCGCCCAGGTACCGTTTGTAAAGGTGTCCTTTGCCATATACACGGTTTTGCCGTCAACAATAGTACCGTTTATCTCGCTGTTACTGTCAACCATAACGAAATTTAAGCCCTCTCCACCTACTTTATTAAGAACACTAAAGCCTTCTTTGAATTTAGAAAACTCCTTCTTTTCCTTGGCGGTCAACTCACCATCATATATCTTCACATCAGGAATAGCCTGTACTGCTTCCTCAAGGCTCACTCCGTGGTCCTTGGCATAGCTCTCTCTTAACGTGTTTGTAATTTTTACCATATCAGATTGCACCGTATCACGACGACCTGCGATACCGTGGCTGTAATATTGATTTTTAGGAGCATTTGCCCCAGCATTTCTAAACCAAGTAAAATAGCCTTCACTAAGAGTACCGTTCTCGTTAAACGCACCCTGCAAAAAGCCTCTTGTTGTAGGAGAAGGGTTCGCCTTTCCGTCCTTAACAGGCGTAGCTCCTATACTTTCGAGGTAATTTTTTCTTGCCTCAGGTGACATCTTAACAAGCTCTTGCGATATTGTTGATAGGTTTTGTCTTATTGCCGCATCCGTCTTGAAATTGTTATCACGGCTTTCGTTGTAATTATTGCTTAGTTCAACTATATTCGCAACCGCATTGTCAGCACGAGTTGCGTGAGAGCCGCCGCGGTCCTTGTTAGCAACGTGAGAACGTATAAAATTCTGTCCCCCCTGCATAACTGAACCGACAGCTGCGCCTGTACCAAATATTTCCGGAGCGTTTCCTATTGCTTGTTTATAGTTTTCTCCTATATTCCTATCAACCCCTGTGACAAATTTTAAGCCCGGGTCAATACCAACATCAGAAATAACCTCTTCCAAGCCTTCACCCACCGCATCAAAAGCAACCTTGCCAATGCCACGAGATAGCCTTGTGCCTGCAACCGCTTTGCCGAGCTTAGACGTACCTCCAAAGGTAAAACCGCCTATCTTCTCGGTTAAGCCCTCAACCGCACCCGAGCCTGCACCGTATAAGAGCGCTGGTTCATAATCGGCGCCACTCTTCAAAGCTTCCTCAGTACCTTGTCCTGCTGCACCTGCCATAATCATACCGGTACCAACTGCGCCAATATGAGTAGCTCCTCCGGTTATCACTGCCGGGAGCATACCGCCAACCCCTTGCGCCACATTACGCAAAAAGCTGTCCTCACCTAAGAACGATTGCTTTTCCAAGTCCTTCAGCCAAGGGTCAGTTGCCGCTCCAGTTAAATCATACTCCACGTGCTCCCTTAATCCTTGCTTGAAGCCGTCATCAAACCAACCGCCAACCTCACCAACAACAGATGCACCAAAATCATAAATGCCCTCAATGCCCTTCAACGCACCCTTTAAAATGTTACCAAAAAAGTCCCCGGTACTCGCCCAAAAATTTTTTTCTTCCTCTTTCTCAACAGGAGAAGGAGGATAGTTATAAGAACCTTCATAGCTTACTCGAGAATCCTTAAGAGGTCCGTACACAGTAGTTACTGCATTTTTTCTCTCCATAGCCCTGGCTTGTGCACGTTGCCTTCTCTCCCTTTCACTTACATCATATATTGACATTTTTCCTCCCCACAATTCTGCGTTTGTTTAGTCGTCTTTTCTCAAGAACGTTACCTCTTTACCGTTGACCTTGATTTTAAATTCTCCGTTGTTTGATGCCGTTGTGCTTTTTATTTTCAAAATATCTTCCGGATCTATTCGGCCGTGAGCTGCCTTATATTTTTCAACAAGAGGTTGCACGGTTTCAGACAAAAGCTTATCTATTTCATCATACGTCCAATCAGATTGATAAAGCTTGCCATCCTGATAAACAAAATAATTGCCCTTGTTCTGACCACCTATAACACCGTAGTTCATGTCGATAATTGTTCCGTTCTTTATATTTCCGCGTTTGATTTTATTGATAACTTCGTTTACCCACTCATCTTGCTCATCACCATCTCCCGCGCCGTCAACATCAAGTAACGCATTAATGCTTTCGAGTGATATTTGTTTCAAGCCGATTGCATGCGAATCCTCCGTCACCTTCAAATCGCTTGCCAAAAGATCTTCATCCGTTCCTTTATCATTTGTCTCTGCCGTTCTGTTAAAGAAGCCGTCTTCTTTATCCTGCTGTTTCAAAATAGCTTGATACTCACCAATAATGCCCTTATTTTCCTCACTGTCAAGCGAGCTCTTGTTATCATCGTATATCCTTGTAAGCTCATCAAAGGAAATATTGCCCACGTCGTAGTCTGCCAAAGCGTCTTCCACGTCTGTCACCCTGTTCTCGCGGATCAAATCGGCTCGCTCCGCTCTCTGTACTCCAGCCTCTGCAGCTATTGCATTTGCGTCTCGCTGAGCCTCATATATTGCATCCTGATAATCTTGAATAATAGACCTATTCTGATCATCGTACGAAGCCTGAGCATCTGCTCGCGCTCCCGCCATTTTGGCATACAAATCAACCATTGCCGTTTGGCTAACACCTGCCGATGCAGTACCGTTCATCTTCGCTCTGTACTCTGCATATTCTCGCGCTCTTTCGGTTAAAATAGCGTTTTCTCGCATTGTATTGGCTCTTGCCGCTACGTTTGCCTCCAAAGCAGCATTTTTTGCATTTTGAGCGTTAATTTCAGCAACGTAAGCATCATACATTGCTCTGTTCTCTTTTTCGTCGTAGGCTGTGTATGTTCCGTTTGCACCCGTCTTCTTTATTTTGTCTTTACCTTTACCGGTGGTGGACCAAGTATCGTAATCGTCAGCCACAAGCTCTTGGTATGTGTCAATCATTGTTTTGCCCATTTTCTATTCCTCCCGCATAATTTTTGAATTTTTGCAAATAATCTATCTTTTTAATAACACTGCCGCGGTAGTCATCCACCACCCACATAAAGGAGTTGTACATCTGTATCACTCCCCCCGTTACGTAAAGGACAATTTGGAGCCCGTTCCAAATGATGGATGCCACGTTCACCTCGCTTGCAAGGCTAACTCCGAAGTA